TCTTGGCCTTGAGCTTGGCAACACGCCGCTGCGCCTTGGCGTGACGGACGGAGCCACGCTTGCGGCGGCTGGCGATACGCTGCGCCTTGCGGGCCTTGCGCTCGAATACAGCGATGGTGTCGGGCAGGCTGTAGGCCGTGCCATCGGACAACATCAGCGGGACGGCCACGCCACGGTCGATGCCAACGGCGCGCCCATTGTCGGGCTGGTCGCCATCAAGCAGGCAGCCAATGGAAATCTGCCAGCCGAGAGCCGTGCGCGTGATGGCGGCCTCGCGGATGCTGCCTTCCATGTCGCGGGTGCGGCGGAACTTGACCCAGCCGATCTTGGGCAGCTTCACGCGCCCCCAGCGGCGGCTGATCTTCTCGACCTTGATTTCGCGGCCAGCAAAGGAAAAGGCGTCGTTGACGTCCTTCTTCTTCGGCTGCGGGTAACCGCCAAGGCCCTTCCACGCGCGGCGGTAAGCCTCGTCCAGGTTTTTCAGGGTGCGCTGAACAGGCGTCGTGTGAACAGCTCGAACAAAATCAAACTCGGCCCGCAGCATCGTGAGTTCACGGCACTGCGTGACGTAGTTGAGGTTGTTCCCGGTGAACGCTTGATACTGCCGCCAATGGTTGCGGCGCTGCTCAAGCGCAAGGTTCCACACAAGGCGACACACGCCAGCGAACTGGCCGAACTGGTCAGCCTGTTCCTGCGTCGGGCGCAAAGCGTATGTGTAACCGAGAAACCTCATATTAAGCTAAATGTAGGAGGCGTTATGGCGCATGTCAAGCCCCAAGGCCTCGCTTTCCTCCCCGGCATGAGTGCCGGGGTTTCCCGCGAGGTGTTCGGGTGACAACTGGTCTTACATATTCAGATTACGTCACCCAGATCGCCACCATGGCGGTGGTGCCTTCTACTGACACGAACTTTCAGACGATACTTCCGCAAATGATAAGCTACGCGGAAAACCGCATCTATCGCGACCTGGACTTTCTGTTCACGTCGATCGCTACGACGGCGTATTCCTGCACGGTGGGCAGCCGCAGTATCCAGGTTCCGCAGGGGACGTTTGTGGTTTCCGAGCAAATCAACGTCATCACGCCGCATACCGTGACCAATCCGGATCTGGGCACGCGCAACCCGCTTCTGCCGGTGACCAAGGAGTTCTTGGACGCGGTCTACAATGTTGCGGGGAGCAAGGGCATCCCTCAGTATTTTGCGCCATTTGATGACTACAACTTTCTGTTGGGGCCGTATCCGGATCAGGCTTACACGGTGGAGATTGTGGGAACGTATCGCCCGGCAAGCCTGTCGGCCACGAACACCACGACGTTCATCAGCCTGTATCTGCCTGATCTGATGATCATGGCCAGTATGGTCTATATCTCGGCCTATCAACGCAATTTCTTGGGCGCATCGGCGAATGACCCGAATATGCCGGTGACGTATGAAAGCCAGTATCAGACCCTTCTGAAGGGCGCGATGGTGGAGGAAGCCCGCAAGAAGTTTGAGGCTTCGGGTTGGACATCACAGTCGCCTTCGCCTGTGGCTACGCCGTCTCGGGGGTAATCCATGCCGCATCAGGCGTTCAAACTTATCCCAGGCGTCGATGAGAACAAGACCCTGGCGCTGAACGAGGCAGCCCTATCCACGACCAATTTGGTCCGGTTTATCCCGGATCGAAGTGGCCTGGGCCTTGTCCAGAAGTTGGGTGGATGGACAAAGTTCTTCCCTAATCAAATCCAGTCCACTGTCCGTGGGCTGTGGGCCTGGGAAGACACCAATGCCAACGCGCATCTAGCTGTTGGCGCCGAGGCTTTAACCTCAAATCTTCAAGCGCAACTTAGCGTCATTACGAATGGGACGCAGCAGGACATTACACCCAGAACGATAGCTACCAATGTGGCTGTGGATGTGTCCTGCACGTCGGGCAGCAATGTTTTCACCATCACAGATACCTCTGCGGCTGCTAGTAGCTATGATTGGGTGTTTATTGATACCCATATCAGCATTGGCGGCGTTATTCTGTATGGCCTTTACCAATGCACTTCGCTTAGTGGCATTTCTTACACAATAAATGCAACTAATACACTGGGCGATCCGGCGTATGCTACATCCACGGTAAGTAACGGCGGTTCTGTTGCCCAGTTTGCCACGACGAGCGGGTCTCCCACGGTTACTGTAACCCTCAACAATCATGGGTTCCAGCCGGGGGACAATTACGTTGTGTCGATCCCAACGTCTGTTGGTGGGGTATCTCTCTATTCCAACTACTTGGTGATCTCGGTTCCGACGGCCAATACGTTCACGATCCAGGCACAGAACTCCGCCAGCAGCACGACAACGGCATATATCAACAACAACAAGGCCGGATACGTTTACTACATTGGCCTGGGGCCAATCCCTGCGGGCACCGGCTATGGGATAGGGGCGTATGGTTCTGGCGGCTATGGAACTGGCACGGCGATCGTGCCGTCCACCGGGACGCCGGTATATGCCACAGACTGGACGATGGATAACTGGGGCCAGATACTGATTGCATGCCCCCATGCGACCAGTTTCTTGAGTCGCACGACCATATCCATAACGGGAACTGGTGCTACTGCAACATTGAACTTTGCCGATAGTTATGTAGTCCCCGTGGGAGACACAGTGATTGTGTCTGGCGTTGACCCGGTTGGTTTCAATGGCACATATATCGTCACAGCGTCTACTGCCACGACTATTCAGTATGCGTGCGCCCAGAGCGGCACGGCAACGAACCAGGGCGTTGTTCAAGTTCTGAATGTGGGCGCATCGCCCATCTATCAGTGGGATCCTACATCCGGTTCCCCGGTGGCCACTATTATCCCCAATTGTCCGGCAGTGAATGAGGGCATTTTTGTCGCTATGCCGCAGCGGCAAATCATTGCCTATGGTTCTACGTTTAATAGTGAACAAGACCCGCTTCTGGTCCGCTGGTGTGATGTAGATGACTTTACGTCCTGGATTGGCACGGTCACTAATCAGGCGGGGTCTTACCGCATACCCAAGGGCTCCAAGATTGTCGGGGCCATCCAAGGGCCGCAGCAGGGGCTTCTGTGGACCGATTTGGCTGTGTGGTCGATGCAGTATATCGGGCCGCCCTACGTCTACTCGTTCAACGAGGTAGGGACTGGGTGCGGCCTAATCGCCAAGAAAGCCGCCACGTCCATGAATGGCGTGGTCTACTGGATGGGACAATCTCAGTTCTTCCGCCTGGGGCCAAATGGGGTTGAGCCCATCCCATGCCCTATATGGGACGTGATCTTCCAGGAGTTGGACAAAAACAACCTGTCCAAGATCCGCGTGGCGCCTAATTCTCGGTTCGGGGAGATTGCTTGGTATTACCCGACCACGAACAATGGCGGCGAGATCAATGCCTACGTCAAATACAACGTGGTCCTGAACCAGTGGGACTTTGGCACACTGGATCGCACTGCCTGGATCAATGAGTCCGTCCTGGGGCCGCCGATCGGGGCGGGGACCAACCGGTATATCTACCAGCACGAGACATCCACGGATGCCGATGGGGCGCCATTGGTTGCCAGCTTTCAGACGGGTTACTTTGCCCTGTCTGAGGCTGACGTGAAGGTCTTCGTGGATGAGGTGTGGCCCGACATGAAGTGGGGCTACTACGGTGGCATACAGAACGCCACGGTGAACCTGACCTTTTATGTCACCGACTTCCCTGGGGCTACGCCGCAGACGTATGGGCCTTACAGCCTGACGCAGACCACGTCGTATATTACGCCTAGATTCCGTGGGCGGTTGGTATCGATCGGCATGCAGAGCAATGACGTGGGCAGTTGGTGGAGGTTGGGGAATATGCGATACCGCATCATGCCGGATGGGAAATACTGATGAGCGGCAGTCTCTCTGATATCCTGACGACGGGCAAGAATATCGTCACGGCGATCTCTACCCTTGGGCAGAACTATCTGAATGTCCAGGGCGCCAGCATCGCCAAGAACATCACGGCATCCACTCTGGTGAAGCCCGGCAGCGGGCGCGTGGTGACTGTGATCGTGACTGTCGCGGGGTCTACAGATGGTGCGATTTATGACGCCATCTCTACGGCGGCGGCGAGTCCCAATAACCTCATTTGGACGATCCACAAGGACGCGACGGTCTCGGCGGCCACGTCTGTCCCGGTTGTCCTGAACCTGCCGTTCAAGGATGGACTGGTGATCACGCCCGGCACGGGCATGACCGTGATAGTGAGTTATTCGTGATGCCCCTGAAGCGCGGTTCCAGCCAGAAAACGATCTCATCTAATATCCGAGAAATGGTTCACGCAGGGCATCCCCAGAAGCAGGCCGTTGCCGCTGCACTGAATGTGGCGCGAAAGGTGCGTGCGGATGGTGGGTTCAATGTGTCGAACCCAATGTCTGTTTTCCCTAAGCCGCAGCGTATGTGGGAAGATAAGCGTCCAGGCGGCGCATATTTATCCATGCCGTCTCAAGAGGATGTAACAGGCCACAAGGCTGCCCAAGGCGAAATCGGCGTCCGTCCTGGTGGAAAGCCATACTTCAATGTATCGCGTGATGCCGTAGATACTACGGGAACGCCTGGGAAAGGCAGCGCCCTGGTCAAAGCAAACCTTTTCAAGAAAAAGGCAGGATGGACCTGGGATGAAGCCCCGGAAGGTCATGAGTCAACAGACACATTGGTGTCTGTAGAACACCGGAACCGCCATCATTACGCTTTGAAAGCCCTTTACCCAAAAGGTCTGGAACTTTCTAGATACGAAAATTCCTCCACAGAACCCAGGCTTCGTCCGACAACTGTTGGTAATGTAGAACTTGGCCCACAGGTTGGGTCTATTAAGGTGCGGGGGAAAACGCACCCAGTTCATGAACATGTTGTTGTTCGTAATTCCGGCGGTCGCATTGCCCGCGCTGACGGCGGCACCACGATGACCACCACGACATCCGCGCCATTCTTCGGGGGCGGTGACGCCCACCTGCACACGGGGCCGATCAAGAGCGCCGTGGAGGGCCGCACGGACCACCTGCCGATGCACGTCCCGTCGGGGTCATATGTCATCCCGGCGGATATCGTCAGCGCCATGGGCGAGGGCAACACTATGGCGGGGTTCCGCCATATGAAACTGATGTTTAGCGGTGCGCCGTATCCGGCCCAGGGGACATATGTCCAGGGTGGTGGGCCGTATGGTGGACAACTACCGGCCATGGGGAGCCGCCCGAGCCTAATGAAGGCTCCCAAGCCGCCCATGCAGTCATACCGAGCCACTGGGGGTGAGACCGGCCATGTGCCGATCGTGGCCGCTGGCGGTGAATACGTTCTCAGCCCGGAGGAGGTTATGCGGGCTGGGGGCGGCGACCTGGATCGCGGCCACCGCGCTCTGGATGAGTTTGTGAAGCGCATGCGGGCCAAGACAATCAAGACACTGAAAGGTCTCCCAGGCCCGCGCAAGAGCTAGGAAGGGAAGATATGACTGACGAAATCACGGTTCAGATCGGCACGCCGGAAGACATAGACCAGCTTATGGCCCTGGCT